TAGAACCATCGTGATAAATTTCTAAATCATCACCAGCTCCAAACAAAGCTTTTGAATTATCACCTAGTTTTACATCATGATTAAATGTAGCCGTACCTGCATCTGACATATCAAAAGATAATGCTGTAATAGTAGCACCACCATCATTACCTTTAATAGTTACATCACCATCACTTGTGGTGTTTTTTATTATACCGTTAACGCCGTCAAATTCTAATCCCATTATAAAATTACCACCACCCCTGTTATAGTTACAATAGCATTAAAAGTAACAGGTCCTGCAAGAACTGCATTACCAACTACTTGGTTAACATCTACAGTAGCATCGTGTTCAGGTATAACCTCTGATGCCATTCCACCTGCTCCAACAAATAGTGGACCACCTATTTCTTCTTTGTATGCCATAGTTACTCCTTATGTACTAATCGAATCTACTCTACTAACCCAACAATCAAAACCGTTAGCTGTTCCGCTTTGCGCTTTTAACACATCACCACTTTGCATAACAATTTTTGCACCTCCTTGTATAACTTCAAGAGATGAAGAAACTGGAACACTAACACCTTTAATTAAATATCTAGTGTTGTTACTGTCACCAGCATCTGTAATAAATACATCTAGTGTGTCTGTTGTGGTTAGAATATTAGCAAAACGAAGACCTACAACCGCATCATCGCTGTCCGCTGTAAAGATAGTGGTAGCCGAATTTGTTATTCTTTTACCATTTGATTCAAAATCTTGTGCCATATTTTTCTCCTATTTCGTTATATCACAGAGCGATTGCCATCGCAACCGCGAACCCTGCTGATGCATATAGTGTATCTGTTGATGTGCCGCCGATCGTGATAGCATCTGCCTCTAATGTGCCATCTATATCAGCGTTTCCAGATATGTCTAATGTAGCTCCGTCTAGTTCACCTGTAATAGTTAAATTTCTAATACCTGTATAATCTTTGTTTGAGTCTAAAATAACTGCTTTAGAAGCAATGGCCGTACCGACTGCTGTACTGCCTAAATCTAGTGCATTAAGCTCACCTACTACTGCGGTAATACCATCAAGTACATTTAGTTCTGCTGCTGTTGATGTAACACCGTCTAAAATGTTTAATTCTGCAGCGGTAGAAGTCACGCCATCTAATATGTTTAGTTCTGCTGCTGTTGATGTAACACCGTCTAAAATATTTAGTTCTTCAGGTGTAGATGTAATTTGTGTTGCGCTTACAGCTGCCAATACAGGTATTGTACCTGAAACGTTTGGTAGATTAATTGTTCTATCTCCAGTAGGATCTATAATTGTAAGTGTAGTTTCATGTGCATCAGCTGTAGCTCCTTCAAATACTATTGCATTTTCAGCTTGCATTGTGACTGTGTCTACAGTCGTAGTTGTTCCCGCTACAGTTAGGTTAGGTACAAGTAATTCTCCTGTGCTTGGATTATATCTTAGTGCACCTGTGTCATCTAATAAACCATTTGATTCATTGTGAAATACAACAGGAAAGTTTGTGTTAGCTGTGCTGTCCGTAACCGTTACTGTAGATGCTAGCGTAACTGTTGTCCCGGCGATTACACTAGATAAAGCAGTCCCATTAACTGTTATAGCATCAGCTTCTAATGTGCCGTCAATATCTGCATCGCCACTTACGTCAAGAGAACCTGCATCAAGCTCACCTGTTAGTGTAATGTTTCTAAAAGATGCTACATCTTTATTAGCATCTGCTGTTACAACTTTACTTGCAACCACTGTTCCAACGGATGCTCCTGTATCGCTATAATTAAGTTCTGCTGCTGTTGCCGTTACACCATCTAATATGTTAAGTTCTGCAGCAGTAGACGTAACTCCGTCTAGTATGTTTAATTCTGCGGCTGTTGATGTTACTCCATCTAAAATATTTAATTCTGCAGCAGTAGACGTAACTCCGTCCATAATATTAAGTTCTGCAGCAGTTGCACTAATAGCTGTACCGTTAAAATTAATAGAATCTAAATAAGCAACACCATCAATATNAATATCTTTCCATTCTTTTGACGAGCTACCTAGATCATAAGTATTATCTGTATTAGGTATTATGTTAGAATCAATCTCAGCAGCTAAGTTAATGCTGTCTGTATCCGCATCTCCAAATGTAAGGTTTCCAGAGATAACTGCATTGCCTGTTACGGTTAGGTTACCACCAACATCTAAGTTAGCAGGTAAAGTAACATCATTATCTGCATCTTCAAACACAGCTTTGCTTGAAGGCAGTGTACAAAATACTGTTTTACTACCGGCTGCAAAATCTATTTTAGTTGTGTTACCTGCTGATGTATCGATTACCGTGGTTCGTGCAAGAGTGTCGGGAGACGCGTCACCAATAGTTCCAATACCTATTTCCCACGTGCCGTCTGACTCGTGTACAATAATATAATAAGTTGTATTTGTNTCACCAACACCNGTTACAAANGTTTCAAAACCAGTTGCAGCNCCACCTAAAGATATGGTACCNTGTCCAGTTGTCGTTGTGGTTTCTTTGACTCTATCGTTGAGAACTAATGCCATAAAACCTTACCCCGATATTCTTATAATAGCACTACTCGTATCTGCGGCTGGAAATTGTACTGTAAAGGTGCCTGCTGTAGTAGAAAAGTCACCACCAAAATCTAACATACATACTGCTGAATCAGTAGCAAGTCCTGCTGTTGCTGCACCACCTGATGATTGATAAATGAGCGCGTACCGCGCTGTTGTAGAAACTGTTGTAAAAGAAGTGTCAGCAAAATCTGCAAACACTGTAGATGTAGAAGAACTACCTGTAACACCGTTATTAGTTAGTGTGTTACCTGCTGCAGTATAACCAGAGCCTGATGCATTTGCTGCCTCATTAGTTGTGTTGTAACCAGTTATTGCTGATGCAGAAACTGTTTTAGAGGATGTGTAGAGAGCAAGTTTATATGTGTCTCCGCCCGATGCACTAAAATTGTGATTACCTTTTAGAAGGTGTTCTTTAAAAACATTACATATTACGTTTGCCATATTTTCTCCTTACGGGTTTACAGATGGAATTGGTATTCTTACCGCTCCATCTCTATATTCTTCACGTCGTTTTTGACCCATTTGTTCTGTTGCTAGTGTTTTGACAGCGTTTTTATAAGACGCTTCATACAAAGCTAACATGTTATCAGGTCCTTTTAAAAATTTAAAAGCTTCGATTAGGCAGGCATACAACAATGCTGTTGGAGCATTTGTACTAACCCACGTTGAGGTAGTACTTGAAGATAGTCCTGTTGGTTGAGCATAATACTCAATGTCCATAGTATAAGCCGCATTTGGTGTAGGTGCAAGAATTAATGAGTCTTCATCGTATGTTGCAAAGTATTTTGGAATACCTGTGCTAGTTCTATTTGGCCAATATTCTGATATAAATGAAGGGTCTTTTTTCTGTAAAACTATTCTTTCATTATTTGTCAAACCACCTAATGCTCCTGCCGAACTAAATATAGACACAAATCTAATTGCACTAAATAAAGCAGGTGTTGTACCAGGCAATGTTACAAACGGTGTGCTAGCTGTTAGCGTAGCACTTGCATTTTTCTTATACACATCAAGATCTAACTCTCTGTATAATCTCATTTCAGCATGTTCTATAAAATCATTAACAATAGTAGTTGTTAAAACATTACTATCTGTTTCTGTATAATCTCTTATTTGTGTTACTAGTTCTGCGTATGTTGTCATGGTGTTATTGTTGTAGGTCCTGCATAAGCGCGGAACCCTCCTCCTCTTATATTACCAGTTGTTGCAGTATCTGTCGACACTGAGAATGTGTATGTATCCGTGTCTACCACAGTTATTGTGTAACCTGCAGCTGCGTTTATATTTGTGTTTGTAATACCATCAAAACTAAGGGCGTCGTAAAAACGAACAGTGTCACTTGTTGATCTACCATGACTTGGTTCTGTTACTGTAATTGTCGAAGAACTAGCAGACCCTGTTTTAAAAGAATCTGTTTTTAATAAATTAGGTGCAGCTGTTTCTGTTCTATCTGGTCTTGCGTCTTGTAGAGCTTGTGCATCAGCTTTATGTGGTCTTGGTTCTAGTTGTGGATGTTTTGCTTCAAACTCAGAACTATGCACAAACGAACCATTCCATTCTTTTACCATTTCAGTGTATGGAAATGCCATACCACTACGATCTGATATCGCCTTTGCTTTTTTTCCTGTTGCAAAATTAGGCATTTGGGTAATACGCTTTCGGTGTTATAAATGTACTGGTAGATGAACCGTCTTCTACTAATGCACGATTTAATTCATCTTCGTAAATCATTTTTAATTGTGGAACTAGTTCTGGTTTTTCTTTTAACGCTAGATAGTAAGATAAACCTGATACCATGCACGGTACAAAACGGTAAGGAACATCACTAACGTTTGTGTAGTCGCCTGCGTCCTCTATTCTTTTTACATAATATAAATGAACTTCAGAACTAGCAGCCGTAGCATCTGGTGTTGGGTATACACTTACAGTTACACGATCAATAAAACGTTGCACGTAATATTGTGTTGGTTGACTTTTAGTTAGTTTGTTAGATAGCGCAGAATATGTTGATCTGTCTATTTTTGTCAATGCTACATCTGTTTGTGATGTAGTCCCTCTGCTTGTTCTATATGTTGCCTCAAGTACATCGTCCATACCAAAAATCGTAGAGTCTGTTTGTACTGTTGTTGCCTGTGCTCTGTTAGTGTCAGCTGTATCGTCTGCCGCACTTCTAAAGAAATGATATTCAGCTTGTCCTTCAACAAGATTTATGTTTGTTGATTTTAGTTCCCAATAATGCAAACCTCTATTGCCCCATTCTTGAAACATTATGTTTAAAGAACGTCTAGCAGATTTTAATCTGTATCCATTAAGATCTTGAACACCTAATCTTTCGTAAGCTTCCTCCATTACCTCATCAATATAGAAGGTCTTATCGAACGTTGCTGTTCCTGAAGTAGTGTTTGGCATATGCTACTCCCTATTAATAAGTTTTAATCCACTCGCATGTAATAGTTGCACTATCATTAGCCGTGCAAGCAGGCATAACTATTATAACATCTCCGGTTGCACCAGTAGCTTCGTTGTTTTTAATACCACCAATTGAACTATAATCTAAATGTCCATCACCTTCTAAAGTTAAGAAAGTTGGGTCAGTATCTGCATCCCATGTCATTTTAACAGCATCTACTTTTGCTGTCATAGACACACTATACCAAATTTTATTTAAAGTTACTCTAGACAGAGTTCTTCCGTCTGAATGATTATTAGCTGCTGCATCAACATCTATTATTTTTGTTGATCCTCCAGTGCTGTCTGAAACGTTGTTATAATGAGTTATTAATTTTTTATCACCTTGAAAAAGTGTTTGATTTAATACTACGTCCGCCATTTTATTTTTCTCCTACTAAAGAGTAGGGGACATTACTCCCCTACTCAGAGTTTTAATTATTACTGATCTGCAAATGCAGGTACAGTTGTTGATGTTACACTACCAAAAATTTGATAATTAGTTGTGTCTTTTCCAATAATAGTAATGTCAAATGCTTGTGGTACATTTACTTGAATACTACTGTTTGAGTTACCATCAGAAAAAACAGAACTTATTGCATTACCATCTTGGTCATGAAAAGTTAGTCCACCAACGTAAAAATTTGAGTTTCCTGGAGTAACGATGATCGCATCAGTAGCGTCAGCTGCTCCTCCCGCATAAACAAATCTAAATACAGATCCAGCCACTGGTGCTGGAAGTGTGTACGTATTGTCTTGACTCCCGTCTGGAACTAATAGAACTCTTCCGCTGTGTGTTGCGTTTGTAAGAGTTACATTTCCATCAGAAAGACTTACTGGTCCATCACCTAAAGTTGTTATTTCAGTAATTGCTCCTGTAGTTGCATTTTTACTAACAGTTTTTACTGTGCTTTCAGATCTTAAAGGACCTGAGAAAGTTGAATTTGCCATAATTGGTCTCCTTTTCCGCCAACATAGTCTGAGACATTGTCTACTGCATGAGTCTATGCTGACTGTTTTATATATGCAGTGCGTCGATTATACGCTTTTAGTAAAATGATTGCAAATAAAAAGGGGCCCGAAGGCCCCTTTAAATTGGTTCTTTGACTTAATTATTAAGCACCTGGTGAACCAAAAATACCACGCCAGTCAGAGAAGCCGAAGCTGTATCTTTCTCTAGCTTTGTATCTTACGTTACCAGTCTCAAAATCGCCTTCCATAGCTGTCTTAATAGCTGCTCTGTTGAACATTTTAAGACCGTTAGGAACATCAGTTTTGATAAAGAATGCGTCGTCGTCAGTTAGGTAGTTGTTCACTACATAACCTTGAGGAATCATTCCTTTTGATGCGATAGCGTTTAAGTCGTTATCAGAAGTACCAACTCTTGCTGGTGATTTCATGATTCTTTCAGCTGTAAATTGTAGAGCAGAAGGAATAATCATTTTTACTCCTCTTGCAGCAATTTTTAAGCCTCTTTCATCAGTGAAAGCAGCAATGTCGATTAGAGCTTGTTCTATAGAAGTTTCTGACAAGTCAGAAGCTGTAGATAGCTCATTTCTCTGATTCCCAGATAGTGAAGGGTGGTCGTCAGCCATTAAAGCTTTACCATCTCCACCAGGGTGATTCGTTGAATCAAAGCCGTTATTTAAAATATTAGCGCCTTTGATTTGCTTCGTATTAGCCATAGATCTTGCTAACGCTTTTGTGTAACGTTTTGCAATACTATCATACAAATTGTCTTCTACTGCTTCCTCTGTGATTGCGAAAGCAAGAGCAATTGTTTCATGAGTGTAACGAGATGTGAAAGACTCGTTTGCAGTGTCAAAAGATACTGCAGCACCCTCAGCTTTTACTGAAGCGTTTCCGAAACCAGAAAGCATCACTTCTTCTTCAAAAGCTCTGTCAGAGTTTTCGACGTCGAAGATTTCAGCATGCTGATTTTCGTAGTTTTTGTACTCAAGTCCAAATAATGCATTCAGACCTGGCTCTAGCTCTTTAGCGAGCTGTTGTCTTGATATAGCCATATAATTATCCTCCTGCTATTATAGTTCTTTTTTGAACTGGTGCTCGTTGAAGATCACAACATAATTCATGTGTCCTTCTCCTGTGCTACCCAGTGTACTGTTTTCAGGGTCTGTTGAAAAAGCAACTATTTTCAAAGCACCATCAGTAGCTGCTAGATCAGACATGTCTAATTCACATGCTGATATACCGTTAGCTACTTCTGTTCCTTGGTTTACATAGTTTGCTACTTCGTGTCTGTCTGTAACATCACTGTTAGTTCCAGAATCACCCTGTATTTCGTATTTCATATACGGATCATCAAAAACAAAAGCTCTAATAGAACCTCTTGTTATGTTGGTCTGCGTATAGTTGTTTGCAAATTTTGGTTTTCCCGTTGCAGGGTCAACGTCAATTAGAACACCATTTAAAACACCAATATCAGCTTCATTGTTATCACCGATGTCGATGAAACCAGTGTTACTGTCTTGTTGTTTTACAGGATCACCTTGAAACATAGATGAAGCTTCATTGTCTGCAATGAAGTATTCATTAGTCATAAGGTTTCCGGCTCCGCTTAACGTTCCTACAGGTCTTAAACCAAATGCGGCATTTTTATTTGCTGCCATAGTTTTATCCTCCTTAAAGGTTGTTATTTATTAGCGGTGGGTAGGAATTACTAAATAATTAGTCTTTCTTTGAACCACCAAAAGTTACACGAGTCTGCCTTTCTTGATTGATCGGCATACTTGGGTGCTGTTCCTTTAAGACATCGTTTTCTAAAGCTTCATTACGATCGGCTGTCTTCTGTTTGAAGTATGCCTCACGTTGCTTTGCGAGCTCTTCGGGTATCCTTGCCAGCACAAGGCCACCAACCCCAATCACTCCTGCGTATCGACCTTCGTCTACAGTTGGATAATTACTATCTGGATATTCATCTGATCTTACCAGTTCCCATCCAGATCTTATTTTACCGGACATGTTCTTTGTATCATCAAAGCCCATGCTTTCGGCGCGTATCCATCTGTGTCTGTAACCGTCTGGCGCAGGCGG